TGAGCTGCTGCGGATTTTTCCTCCCGGTATACCAGGGATATAAATGGATGCACCTTCGACAGATTTACCGAATCGGTTTTCACCTTGAAAAGGAACGTAGTAATCTAGTCGATCCCACACACCTTGGCGCGGTGCATGAGCCGCAGTTGCTGCTCTGTAAAGTTGAATTTTCTCTTCGAGTGGTGCATCAGGATTCCATGTTCGTCCAGCTACACCTTCATTAGAGAATTCGATGACGCGGTTGTTTTGAGCATATTGACGTGCCTTTGAATCCATCGCACGGATCTTTTCTATTTCAGGCAGACTTTTTAATATCTGACTGTCGATATGAAATTCTGTTCCAGAGCCAATCCGACCCGCAGGCCCTGTAAATCCCCTGCGGTATGTCGGTAAGTATTGAGTTCCGTTAGTCACTGGCGTCCCTTGGTTTTAAGGGTGTAATATCACTCTAACATTTATCCCTGAATAAGGAGGTAATGAGCTGTATGGATAACGTGTTATTTAATGAGGATGATTTTGAAGTTATTGGGATTGATGCGTATGGGATCTTAGTTAAGGCAGCGTGGGGTGCGCAGAGTTTTGTAAGCAGTTGGCACTTGGTGGATGAAAGGAAGATCCAGTTGACGAGACGGACAAAACCGCTGGGTTGGGACGCAAAGAAACGCACCATAGCGCAAGCTGTAAAAGAGCAAGGGCAAGCGGTGTAAGAAAAAACTGCGTGCGCGTCAAGCTGCTAGTGGGAGAAGGTGTGGGGCGCGCGCCGAAACTCCCCTAGCGCCAATCTCATGTGTGTCATTTGAGATTTGATTTGATTGGCTTGTACTGTCCGCACCAATCCTTGTCGGCGTTGACTTGAGGCCACTGAGCCCGTGGGAGCAACGCCGATTGAATATAGACGGGGACAGGAGAGAAACGCCGACACTGTCCGCCCGAATTAACCTCCGCTTCGTGTGTCATTTGAAAGTAGCGGCAGGTTTTGCAGGTTTCCTCAGCACTCATGCGACCTTAGTTACGAGTTGCCAACCAGTGAAGATCGCAGATTTCATAGTTGCGAAGGCTGTGAGAGCGCCATCTACTCCTCGTTTGACGTCAGGGTGTCCGTAGTCGTCGAAAATAACGACGCCGCCAGTCTTAACCATAGGAACGAACAGCGTGGTATCCCGTGCTACAGAGGTCGGATCGTGAGCACCATCAATGTATAGGAGGTCAATCCAGGGCTCTCCGTTGTTGCGGCGGTTCAGCTCAGGAAACACGTCCCAGCTGCAGCCCTTGATTAATTCAATCTTAGCGGCGTTATCGGATTTCGCGATGTTTCCTCGTGCCGTCAGCTCAATATTCTCTAATTCGGGGTAATTTTCCGGTTTTTCGTGGTGTTCTGAGCTTCCTGTGAACGGATCAATCGAAATTAGACGGGATTCAGGGTGCGACAGGTAAAAATCAGACCAAAAACAGCTGGAAGCGCCTTCGTAAACGCCGATTTCTACGATCTGACGCTTGCTAGTTGGGTTTAGACGGAAGTCTGCAGCCTCATCTCGGGTGCAGAGCACCATATCTGTGTTGAGAAGAGCGTCGAACCAGGTTTGGTTGAAGTTATATCGATCGTCGAGCTTCTTTTTGCCTTGGATCTGAACCACGGGGGCGACAGCTGCGGTTTCTTCGCCCAGCTGGGCCATCAGCTCCTTGAAGCTAGGCTTTCTCGTCGTGGTCATGTCCGCTGCTCTAGTGTCCGTATGGTAGCAGCTTTTTATTGACAGGTCGTGCCTGATGCCCTATGATTGCTGTGTCACTAGGTGACCCACATGAACAACAAATTTCAAACGTCTTTCAGAGCTGACAGCAGGGACTTAGTTCTCTTTGCTTTTCTAAAGTACCTGCCTCTTTACGTACTTCTTGCTTGCGTGCTGCCTGTAGTGGTTACTTTTGTTAGCCACCTACTTAATCCAAACAACCCTAATGCTGTTGCGGGTCGTAAATACACTGAACTTGTGCATCGGTGTAAAGCTGAAAACTTAGCTAAGTTCGGAGTAACGAAAAACCGAGACTGTAAAGTTTGGGCAAATACTATCGTTCCCTACTATGAAAATCTCTGACAACTCTCCTGACGAGCTGACACCCGAGGAGCAAGAGCTTCTCGATGAGGCGATCAAAAACCTCCAATCGTTTATTGAGACGGAGACTACGCACTACGTGTTTGTAGAAGATCCCCGTAACGACGAGGACTATGATACGTTTGAGTACGGCACAGAACCGCTGCCTGGCGACGAAACCTGGAAAAAACCTGAGACCGACCGCTCGGATAGCCAATAAGTTGCTATAGTCCGTCTGCCGCTGCAGTGGCGGAATGGTATACGCTGCGCACTTAAAATGCGTTGAGTTTGTCTCATGTGGGTTCGAATCCCACCTGCAGCATTATTAAATCTTTCATGGCTCCTCAAAAGAAGGAACACACAGCAGCACAGATTTCTGGTCTTATCAGTGCTCATCAGCTTAAGGAGTGCCCCTCCTGCGGCGAATTAAAGTCAAAAGTGAAGGAGAGTCGCAAGGTTTTTGATGGCACTAGAAGACGGTATGCGTGCCTTTCGTGCGACTACAAGTACACAACGTATGAAGTCAGCTCCGTGATCTACGAAGAGCTTCGATCCCTTCGTGCCAAGTTTTCACAACTGCAGTCGATCTTCGGGGAAGTAAGTCCGCCGCTTCAACAAGTCATTACCGAGCCCGCTGTGGCTGAGCCCACTGTTACTCAACCTGACGGTATTCCGTGTTGCGACTGTGTGCACATAACATCTTATGGTTGTTCGTTTGACATACCTGAAGCGCAAACAGAAGACGCCCGCGACTGCAACCTGTTTCAAGCGATAATTTCTGATAACATGCTGACATAGATCAGTTGTTTATGTCCGAATCCATTCCGGTTCTGGGTACCGCTATCGTCAATAACCCCTACTGGCTACACAGGCTCTTTATGAGCATCGACTATCCAGTAGATAATTTCGTCGTATTTAATAACAACGGAAGGGGTCAAATTACGGACGCGGTAGAAAGTGTTCGTAAGTTGTCGAATCCGTTCGTTAAACAAGTACACGTAACTCACATGCCGGCCAACGTCGGTTGTTCTGGCGCCTGGAACCTAATTATTAAGTGCTTTATGAAAGCACCTTATTGGGTTATATCAAATCATGATGTTATGTTTGAGCCTGGATTTCTCCAGGAGATGAGCGAGAAGGCTCAGGATGTAGATACTGGGGTTATCCATGGATCCGGCGGTGGTTGGGATATCTTTTTACTGAAAGATTGGGTCGTCGACAAATATGGATTATTTGACGAGAATCTGTATCCAGGGTATTGCGAAGATATGGATTATGGTATGCGGTTCATACATGATGATTTAAAACGTGTCTTGAGTTTGGATCACGGCTACTACCACGGTTTGCATAAAGATTATTCTGATGGTTCTCAGACATGGCGCTCAGAGCCTCGCCTTCAGACGGCTATCCACGTTGCGCACGAGATGAACAAAAGATATCTCCATATGAAGTGGGGCGAGGGTTGGCAAGCTCATATTGATGAACCTACGCACGAACACCCTTTCAATAATCCAGAGTTTCCTGCCAGCTTTACGACCTTCGATCTAGGGTTCTGTCGGCGTAAACACTTGGGCTTTTAACTATTTCGTAACTCAAAGTATCATGTGCTGATCGGGTAGTTAAGTCGTGCCTTTTTACTCTGCGCGTACAGCCTCAGGGCAGCTTGTAAATACTCTTAGGTCCCTGTTGGATAACAGGCGGTTGTCGTCGTTTGCGCTAAGTAAACAGGCGAACCTGTCGCCCACCACGACAAGGAAAATATACACTGACCCAGAGTATATCCCTTCTCCTGATGTTCTTGAGAAGTTGTGTATGACCCTAGAGTGTTTGCCTGGCGATATCCTTAATATTCGCGGTAATATAGAAGAATCAGCTGTGGTGGTATCCGGTGTTTTCTAAAGCCGATTACGAGTTAGCTGCCCGTATTCTCGGGTTGCCTGTTCCGCAGACTCCGGCTGAGATAGCCGCAGCGACGCCCGCTACGGCTCAGATCGTTCGTCGATTTGGTCAAGGTCTTCCTCCTATGCCGGGTCAGGAAGGCGATGGGATGTATACAGGCGCTACGCGTTCGCTGAATGTGTATCCCGATAACACGATGCCGATGGAGAAAGCCAAACTGGCTTCTCGGCTGCGTACAGAACCTGAGCGTCCCCACGAGGATGCGTATCTGATGGAGTTGCTTGCTCAGCTCGATCCTCAGGAATTTGATTTGATCATGGCTTTGCTTGAGCAGCTGGCCGAGCAAGAAGATGCTGAGTCGGATCGCCTATCGTCTCAGCGCCCGCTTGAGTACGACACCCCGAACATGGGTTCGAACTACAGCGTGCTGAATGCACCGTCTTCTAATGGCATTGAACCTTCCCGCGCTTATCAACCCCTGAGCTGATGACACTCAACGCCCGCCAACAACAACTGCGAGAGCGTGATGTTCGTAAGCTTTCGCCTGAGCTTAATGCTGCTGCGTTCATGCAAATGTACATGGAAAGCAACTTTCCGCAAACAGCTTCGTTACCGTCACCGCAGCAAATGCAGCGCGGTTTAGATAGTAATTATCAGGTTGATGATCTAAAATCTATAAAGAAGCCTCTTAGCGGCACCAAGTACGACAATCCTGGAGGATTTTGATGGCTGCTCCTAGTACTGGAGGCAAGATTCTAGGCGGATTAGCCGCTATCGATCTGCTCCGAGACGCTATTGGTTACTTTGCAGGTCCAGCAAAGACCGGACTCGAAGCGGTAGCTGAGTCGCCCGTGCCCGGAGGCGGTGGTAAGAGCAGGTATATGCTCACGGCTCAGGATGAGCTGCAGATTCGTGACTATGTGGCGAAGGAAAACTTTAGACGTAGTGTGCTAAGGGCTTTCCCAGGTATGGCAGATGCGCCTGATCTGCAGCCTCTTGACGCACAAGAAATTATTGCGGATGCCATTAGCCGCGCTTCTACACAGGCTGCCGAAGCTGGCGCCCGAGAGTATGCGATTGAACAATTAAAGACGCAAGCGGCTGTACAGCCGGCTTACGCTAATATGTTAGGAACAGTTGCATCCAACGCTCTTTACGAGCCTGATTTAGATCCCGCTTCCCTCACCGCTCTCGCTACAGGTAGGTAGATATGGCCAAGTTTGGTATTGATCCTCGTGTTCTACTAAACGCTGTTAGAGCAACTGCTCGCAGAGGTCCGAGGATTACGGGAGATGTCGCTCGACAGGCGGCGGCTCCTGTTATGCGCACAGCCGGCGGCATTCCTATTACATCTAGCGCAGCCCGCAGCGCTGCACAGAGAGCAAGTTCGCCCTCGGCAGGCGCTGTTTTAGGTGGATTAGGCACTCTCGGGGGGCTTGGCGCTGGTGCTGCCGCGCTGTTCGGTGCAATGTCACCTACTTCTCCTCCACCAGCTGCGACGAGTGGAGGTACTGCGGACCCGAGCACTGGTCAAGGTGGCTCAGGACAAGGCGGTTCAGGACAAGGTGCCGAGTGGGAAAACAGATACCCACCCGATCAAACGTCCACAACCGCTGAGCAAAAACTTTTAGAGCTTCTGCTCGAGCAGGCAAAAACTCTCTCGGATCCTGCTTACTACGCTCAACGTCGAGCTATTGATCTCGATATCTACAAAGCGCAGTCTCAGTTAGCTCGCGACTTCGGGATGGAGCAGACCCGTGAGCTGACTCGACGCAAGATCGAGGGTGACACCATTGCCGCATGGCGTGGCATTACCGAAGCTCAGATCGACGCTAACGCCAAGATTGGCTTGGGCATGATGAACCTGGCGTATGCAGCAGGTGTTCCCAATCCGAACATCCTTACCGGTGGCGCAGCTTTAGCTGGCCAAGGCAGAGCTACTTTCGGTACTCCTTCCTCCACCATTAGCTAGTCATGGTACTTCCAGCAATCGGTGCAGCTATTGCCGGCGGTCTCGCTAGCGGTGTTGGCGGTTCCTTAGTCAACAACCTTTTTGGTGGTGGGGGCGGAAGCTCGCAGCCTAGTGCTTATGAAACTTTCGCAGCTCAAATGGCTGCGCAGAACAATCCTCTAACTGCGGCTTATCAAGGCTTAAGTCTCCTCCAAGGTGCTCTTGCCGGAGCCATTGGACAAGAGGCGACGACAAAGGCATCAGCTCAGCTAAGTATGCTGACCGAAGCCCTCCAGCGAGCTCAAAAAGACGCCACGCTTCAGTCGTCTGTCGCTGGCTACGCTTCTGGCAAAGGTTTAGACACTCTCTACAACCTGGGTCAGGCTCGACTCTCTACTGAATTACAGGCGCCTCAGTTACTCGCTCAAGCTGGATCCGCTGCGCTCGCTGGTGAGAACCAGCTTGCTAACCAGCTCGGTTTGACGAACATGGGAGTTCGTTCCTACCAAGAACAGCTCCGTGGTGACGTCGCCAAAAATCAAGCTGAGACCTTAAATCAGGTCTACCAGACTCGTGCCAAGAACGAAGGGCTTCTTGCATTAGGAGCGCAGCAGTTTGAAAGTGCCGCTCAGTTAGATAAAGTACGGACGCTTGGGGACCTCGCTCGCACTAAAGCGTCGACTAAGGCCCAGCTTGCTCTCAAGAAATTCGGAGCTAACCAAGCTATTGCCGGTACGCGAATGTTTGCGTGATTAAATCCTCTATTGGTGACTCTACGACTGTTGGTGCTTGGCTTGGTTCATTAGACAAGTCACAGCAGGACGCGTTCAAGCACTACGCCAAGAACGCAGCTAGCGATATCGAAGCCTATCTCTTTGCTAGGTTCTTGAAGCCTGGCTATGCGGGTTCAATCTCAGACCTCACTGCTTGGGTTCAGGAGAAGTACCCAAAAGAAGACCTCCGCAAGGTCCTCTTGATTGAGATTGATTCGCTAAAAACTGATCTACACAACGTAAGGCAAATGACCCTTACGGGGATGTTGGATCACGCCACAGCAGCAACAAAGATTGCTGTCTTACAGAAAGAGATCCGCTCACACATCCAAGCCGTCAGACAACTTACGGACGGCATGGATCGTCGTGGCTTGTTATTAGCTGGCGCGGATAGGTGTCTTCGCGAACTGATGAACAGTTTTGAAGACGCACCTACAGTTTATTCCCTGCTCGAAGACGCTTCCCTCGTCATCTGGTCGACGATCGAGAAAGAAGAGAAAAGCTGATTATGTGGCGAAGGTAGACCTTGGCCTACCTTCTAGCCCGTCCTGGCTTCGTGGAATATTAGAGACGTTAGAGGGTCTCTTATTCAACGGGCTCCATCAACGATAGCACATTCAGCACAGGTGTTCTGAAGATGCCCATGAAGTAGTCATTAACACCTAGTGACATAACTAATTCATCTTCATCCTCTATAAAGCATCCGAAAGGAAGAATGCACGCAGGCTGACAAGAGATATCGTTGCCGACAGAGTCCGACCACGTAACTAGGTCGTCGTTTGTCGAACCTACGAATAAAGGTTCTTTGAGCATTCTGGTGATCTTTGTCAGATCTCGATCAAGGGTATAAGCCCCTAGCGCGTACAACAGGTAAGGACGACGATCGAGTTCCTTACACATAAACTTCCAGTGGAAGAATACAAGCCACTCGTCGTCTATTAAGACAGGCGCCGTGGAGTTATAAGTTGGGTGATCAGACGTAACTTCTTTCAGACAAGAAGAATCAATTACTTTGTCTTCTTGGTTAGGGGTTTTGATAACAATCGGCCGGGTGGAATAAAGAAGACGTAAGTCCTTTCCGTCCGCGAAGAAACACCAGTTCTTCTCTGACTTACCTTCGGTTAAGTTGTCTCCGATTGGAGGGAAGAACCGATCGATAAGTTCTCCGTACTCGTTGATAACACCCGTACAAATTTTGGGTGTTTTTATCATCTTGTGGTTTGTTGAGTCCCACTTAGATGCGTACGTACTCGTCACAAACTGACAAAGCAGATTGTCGTCTGGGGATACGAAGATACGAGGGTCTTCGTAGCTCAGGCGATGTCTTTTATTTATTAGTTTTCTAGGAGCTACAATAGTATCGTCGGTAAGCAGCTGACCTACCCAGATGTCTGTAGGTGTGTTGTTGTAGTAGAAGTACTTCATATCGTGCCTAAACACAAAGTGCTCAGGCTGTGATCGCCACGCGATTAAGTTTGCGCCGCGATGCTGGATGATGCAGGGACTAAAGTTCGCGAAACTGTTCTTCGGTAGTCCTGAAGTGATTTTTGTAAAAGTTCCCCCAATGTCATAAGCCTGGTTATAGACAGAAGGGAACCCAGAGCGGGTCGGAGCAAACGCCCTTTGAGCTACGTGGTTGTAGTAAGTGCGGTAGCGATGAAACTGCGTCACTTGTTCAACTCCTCCATGGCTGCGTTAAATGCTTCGGCAATCCGGTCCCAACGATACGAAGGGTTTTGAGTGACTTTGTAACAGTCCTCAGCCACTTGGTTGTAGAACTCTTTATCTTTATAAAGCTTTGTCAGTTTTGTTGCTGCGTCTTTGACGTCAACAATTCCTCGTTCGACGCTCAAGTCTTTGTCGTAAACCCACGCGGCGACGTCCGCAAGTAACGCACTCCCTTTCCAGATATCTATAAATGAAGTGTGGTTTGGCAGCACGAGCGGCTTTTTGCAAGAAGCGTGTTCGAAGGGAACCAGGCCCCAGCCCTCGCCGTTTGCTGTGTTGATACCTACATCACAGGCGTTATAAATCGTATTTAGTAGTTCATCCGGCGGCGCGTTCGTGTAATCAATATTGGTTGTTGTCATGATCATTCGGTTATCTGACGGTATGTTCTTGCGCCTCATTTCTGTATCGAAGATCGCTCGAACATCCCAGCCGAGATCCTTTTCACTCATGTGCAAATACAACAGAGTGTCAGGCTTGTCGACAGCAAACTCCACAAAAGCTTTGATCGTCAAATCGATCTGCTTGCGGGGCTGGTTGCGGTTAGCGTTCAGAACAATAAATTTATCTTCAGGCAGTCGGAGCGCCTTTCGGGCTTCCTTCTGGTCCTTCGGGTAGAACTTACCCTGATCAAGCCCGTGGGGAACTACACCTAGCAACTTAGGTTGTACTCCCTGCGCCATAATCCGGTGAGCTTGCTCAACCGAGAAGGTGATCGCAAAGTCCCAGTCTTTGATGTACGCAAGCATGGAGCTCGCGTAGTACGACGAATCGACTGGGAAGTAAGCGATGAATTTAAATTTAAGAGAGTCCTTTAATAGGTGGATGCGTTCCCATACCTGGTTTACGATCCAGATGTCGTTTAAACAGATAATGAAGTCGGGTTTCTCTGCCTCAATAACACCAGGGAGTCTCCCGATACCGAAACGATCTGATGGATTGTGCGTCCCTGCTGGGTACACCTTGAAGGGAAGATCGTGTGGGTCTCCTGTGTAGTTGATACCGAATGCTACAACCTCATGTGTATTCGCTAGATGCTCTAGAATACTATGTGTAACTCTAGCGAATCCTGTATTAGAAAGAATGTCGCCGTACCAGAGGATTTTTGCCATTTGGCAGTAGAATCTTGCTAACAGTATACAGACACTTTTTTAAAGAACATGCCGAGTAGAGAGACTTTTGCATACCGTCGTGCTCTAAAACTACGTGCTGCTAAAGCTGTAGAGTCTGAGAGCAGTTCTATTGATAATATCTTTTTACGTGCGTCAGATGACTTTCATACTTTTTGTACAATTATGGATAAAGCTCCTGCGGCGCATATGCTGGAGTGGCATAAGCATTTGATAACAGGCGAGAGTAATAGGTATCTTTTAGATATTGCAGGACCCAATCTTGATATTCTGGCTCCACGAGGTTCTGCAAAATCCACGGTGCTTAACATGTTCACCGCTTGGATTATTGGAAGGCACACGACTGCTGGTTTACCTCTGCAAATTATTTACTGTTCTTACAACATCGCGACTGCGATACCTAAGAGTCGAATCATCAAACAGATTATCGACTCCTCTACGTATAAAAAGATTTTTCCGAAAGTCCTGCTCCGTTCAGGTATGCAGTCGGATATCGGCTGGAGTATTGATTTCGACTATGCAGGCATCAGCCGTGTGGGTGATGAAGAATTCACATTGCGCGCCGCTGGTTTGCGTGGCTCAATCACGTCTAAGCGTGCGCACCTTGTTATCGTAGATGACCCTATCAAGTCCAGCACAGATATTAAGAATCCTACCATTAGGGAGGAGATGAACAATAACTGGAGCTCAGTTATCGCTCCGATTATCTTCGAGGGCGGTCGCGCTATCTGCTTAGGAACTCGGTTCCATCCTCTCGATATCCACAAGACGATGTTCGTCCCGGATAAAGGTTGGAAGCAAGTTCAGCAGGAAGCCCTTACGTACGATGACGGCGGTGATCCTGTTAGTTATTGGCCTGAGCAGTGGAGCGTCGACTACTTGTTGGGGCAAAAAGAACTAGACCCTGTTGCTTTTGCTTTCCAGTACCAGCAGCAACCAGTCATGACGTCGGACCTGGTCTTGTCGCCTGACTTGCTTATTAAAGGGGACGTCGTTACAGAATTTGACAGTCTGGCAGTTGGGATTGACCTGTCAGCCAGCAAAAACGAGACCTCTGACTACACGGCGTTTGTACTAGGCGGAAGATTAAAGGATAAGTACTACATTATTGACGCACATCAGGTGCGCTCTATTGGCAACCTCGAAAAGATCGACCTTCTGTGCAAAATGCTCGTGGAGTGGGGAATTTTGCAGGAAGATACCGAGGGTAAGTACTTTCCCACGTATTCAACTTGTTCCCTTGTCGTTGAGTCTGTTGCGTACCAGGCTTCCTTGGCTGCTGATTTACGCCGAGTGATGCTTAACGAATGGGGCTTAGGTAATCTCCATATTCATGAAGTCAAAGGATTCCGAGGAGACAAGATCGCTCGTTTCCGTGGAACACTGGGCCTTCTGGAGAATAAAAAAGTGACTTTTAACAGATATCGCAAATTCGATGCTCTCTTCGATCAGTTGATTAATATCGGTGCGACTTCTCATGACGACCTATTAGACGCTTACACTCACCTCGTGTGCTTTCTTCAGCGTCGCGGTAATTTCGAAATGGAGTACTGATGCTCGATCTTAGGTTCTTAGTATTCGTAACGGCACACGACCCTCTCGCTCGTTTCGATGTCCTTCTAAAAACGCTTCGAGGGTACGAAGAAATACCAGGCGTTAAAGATGTATTTATATACGTTGATGCTGATCATGAGTCTGATGTCGAAACACTCGATGAGCTGCTTAAGACAAACGTTACCTTTAATTCTTTAGAGATTGTCGTAGCTTCCCCCTCGTGGGAGGGCTTCTCTCTTACCTGGGCACATAAGGGACTTCTCAGGGAAGCGGTAAGGAATAAATATTATGACTTCTATGTCTATACAGAGAACGATATGTACTTTAGTAGTGAGAACTTTATTTATTGGTTCTTATACAAAGACAGGCTTAAGAAATTAAATCTTGAACCTGGCTTCTGTAGATACGAAGAGTGCGGATCAAAGCTAGTTCCTTTCGACAACCACAGGATCTGGCAACTGAACAGCGAGACAAAAGAGGTATGGGGTGATCGACCTTATAAGGTTCAGTCTTATCTCACTCCCTTAGACGACTGGTTTGTTGGCTTCGTGTCTCTTGGCAATCCCTACATGGGCATGATGATCTTGGACCAGGAGATGGCTGAGAGGTACGTAAATTCTCAGAGTGCTGACCCCTTAAGAAGTTTTGAACTAACGCAGTTTCGTTGCTGGCCGCTGGCTGACAGAAGTTCTATGGGCCTTGCGTTTGAAAACCTGCTTCCTGGGCAAGAGCACCGCCGTGTCGTCCCAGTTATCGCATCAGAAGGAAAGATACAGATCGCACCATGCGGCCTCGTCGAGCACTGCGATACGAAGTACAGCAAGGAGCTGCAAAAGAAGGCGGGAGATGTTATCGATATTTCCGAGATGTTTGGTTATGCTTCCCTGTAGTTAAACCAAGATCAGCTGTGGAGAACGATACGCACGATGCTGTAAATCACCCGGCACACTATACGCAGGGTGCTATAGAAACTATTGATTATATGGAGTCTGCTCTGACCGAAGACGAGATTCGGGGCGGTTTTAAGATGAATATCCTTAAATACGTTTCGCGTGAGAGACATAAGAATGGCCTCGAGGATTTAAAAAAGGCTAGATGGTATCTCGATCGTTTGATCTCTTATCTAGAAAAGAATTAGTAAGCGCGTTAGGATAAACCAAACAGTCGTTTCATATGGATATCCGCGCCTTTGGTTCGGTGTACGGGCAGACCTCCTCTCTGCCTTACGCAAGTGGATTCGGTTGGGATCCTGCAAGCGGACGAAAGAACTTTCCGACGTGTCGCGCCATCTATATCGAGCAAAAATCCACTCCCAGTAACGACTACTTAACTGTCGAGTTGTCCGACGCCCCCGGTCAGCATTCGACTGCATTGAATCTGACGGGCAATACCTTGGTCCCAATCGCGTGTACTGCTTTAATTAGCGGCTCTGTTAACGGCGTTTTTGTTCTCTTCTAATGGATCCTTATTCGCAAGCTGCTTTTGGTTTTGCTAAGGCATACCAAATGAATATGCGAGCCGCTGATGAGCAGCGTCGCGCTAACCAGCCGTCATCTGATGCCTTTGCAGCAGGTGTGGCGGACGAGGAGACTGATTACCGATTTTCTCCCACGCCTCAGGCTCCGGCCCCGCCGTCTGAGCAGTTTAACGGTATGGATACTGACGACGGCTCGATTCTCGATCAGTCCAATGGAAACTCTTTAATGCGTGCTCGCAGAAAAGTCTCTCGATATCTACAAGAACGAGATTGAGCTATTATGTTGCCAGTTGGCTGACAGCTGGTGCTGATCGACACCTTCCCGTATTTTAATGAGCGGGAAATTCTGGAGTTACGCATTAAGACTCTGGAAAACCATGTAGATGGTTTCCTGATTACCGATGCAAACAGGACTCATAGGGGCGAAGAAAAACCCTTTACGTGTCTAGATACCATCAGAGAACTGGGTCTTAACGAAGAGAAGATTCAGGTACTTCACGTTGAGTTACCGCCGCCAGAGGAAGCCCCCGACCCGTGGATCCGAGAGCGAGGTCAGCGGGACGCACTCGGGGTCGGTCTTCATATGATGCCTGAAGACACGGTTTTTATATGTTCCGATTGTGATGAGATTGCAAACCCTAAACACTTCCCTGAACTTCTGAAGGCTGTAGAAGAGCATCAGGATAAGATCGTACGCCTGAGCATGTCTATGCACTATGGGCGGGCAGATCGTCAACTTGTTTCGCCAGAGGGAGAGCTTTTTGATTGGCGTTGCGGAGTAGTCAGCACGGTCGGTCAGTTGAAAAGCCTTGGAACCCTCTCTTCTATGCGGGCTAGCCAAGATAACTATTATTTCGGCAACCGTGATGCCGGGTGGCATTTAAGTTGGATGGGTGACTCGGATAAGCGGAGGACTAAACTTCGCTCAATCGCTGAGTACTACATTTGGGATCGTCCTGACGTTCAAGAGCTCTGTGATGCTTTTGAGCCCAAGGAGGGCAATACGGATATGTTGGGTCGCGAGGATCATTTGATTACCTCTTATCCCATCGAGGATTTACCTGAGGAAGCGGTTAAACTGGAAAGAGTCAAAGCGTATCTTTTGCCAGATGGCTGA